ATTCTACCGCAACAAATGGCGTTGCATGGAAAGCTGGCGGTGACGCAGAAGGCACCGCAGCGGCAATGGCAATCGCGTTAGGTTAGGAGGAAAGAATGGCAAACGCATTTAAAAATCACGGTAAGAACCTTACTGACGCTACATTGACTACGGTATTTACCGCGTCTACAGAGACAGTAATTCACAGCATTACGATCTGTAACACAAATGGAACAGATAGCGTAAATGCATCTGTTAGTGTAATTGATACTTCAGACGCCTCTGCGGTGTACCCAATTATCTCAACGGCTCCTATTCCTGCTGACAGCACGATGGTATTCGCTGATGTCAAATTGAATGTAGAGGATACTGACCTTCTAAAGGCTCAGTCTTCTCATGCAAGTGGGCACCTAACGGTGTTCTGCTCAACTCTTGAGATCACCTAATGTCATACTTAGGAAACGAACAACTTAAATCCTCAGAGATTAGGAAGAGTACGCCTGTCACCGCAAGTGGTGGTGAGACTACCCATTCTCTAGGATTCACTGCTGTATCTGCCCAAGCCGTGATGTTCTACATCAACGGTGTAAAGCAGAATACGGATACTTATTCAGTAAGTGGGACTACTCTTACGTTAGCGGGTGGTGCTACTTTAACTGCTGGTGATGTTGTTCAGGCTATCGGTATCAATGATATCGGTACGTCTATTACTGTTGCGCCTAACAGTATTGGAACAAACGAACTAGCAGCAACTGGAACCCCAACAAGTTCCAAGTATCTGAATGGGAGTATGGTGTGGTCAACTATCACCACTCCAACTGCTGGCGACATCACCACAGCAAATAACTTTTTCCAGAACTGGAATACAATTGATGTAAACACAACTAGCACGTTTGCTACATCTATCAACGCCGCAATCATTGGACCGATTACTGTTACAGGTTCTTATGAATGGACCATTAGCGGTACATTGAACATCCTTTAGGAGTAAAACATGGCATCAAAAATCATAGTAGACCAACTGGAAAAAACAGGTGGCGCTTTAACTGCGTTAACACTTCCAGCGTCTAACGCTACAGCTAATCAGTATCTACAAGATAATGGATCCGGAGTGCTGAGTTGGTCGACGGTTAATAGTCCAGCATTTACATCCTACGCGGTTATTGCAGACGAGAAAACAAGCGGAACTAATGGCGGTACATTTACAACTGGTTCTTGGCAAACTAGAGATTTGCAGACAAAAGTTACAGATGAGGATGTTATCGTTACGATAGCTGCAAATGCATTCACATTAACTACTGGAAATTATTTAATTAATTGGAGCGCCCCTGCTGTGTGGGTGGACGCTCACAAAACTAGGTTATACGATGTTACTGGTGCTGCGGAGGTTGAGGTTGGAACATCAGAGTTCGCCGTTGTGATTCCCGTCGGTTATCCAGCAACAATGGCAAAAACCGTGACTAGAAGTTCGGGATTTGCTCGTGTAGCTGTTGCTGGAGCAAGTAACGTTTATACAATTGAACACAAATGCGGGGCCACAGGCACAACCTACGGTTTTGGGATAGCGGTAAGTTATGGCGTAGAAGTTTATACACAGGTAGCAATTTACAAGGAGGCGTGATGAGCGATAAAGAATATGCAGTACAGCGGAGAGCGGCATATCCGCTTTTTGAGGAAATTGTTGTAGCTCTTGCTGAGAAAGAAGAGGGTAGACCTGCGATGTGGGAAGATATAATGGCGAAGCGCGCTGTAGTACGCAATGCATATCCTAAAGTATAAGTAATGGCTACGACTAAAATCCGATCATCGTCTATCTTAGACGGACAAGTAGCTAACGCTGACCTGTCTGCGACAGTAGCTGTCACGGGTGGTCAGATTGCTGATGATGCAGTAACCCTAGCTAAGATGGCAGGGCTTGTAAGAGGCAAGATCATTGTAGGGGACGCTTCTGGTGATCCATCTGCTTTGACCGTTGGTGCATCTACTCAGATATTGACAAGTGATGGTACGGATGCTGCTTGGGCTGCTGCTCCCGCTGGTGGATTAACGCATATGAGTCAGTGGAGATTGACTACAGACTTCAATGGTGATGCTAATCCAATCACAACCAATCTAGAGGCGGTTATTGCAGCAACGCCCACGACAACAACAGCATCGCCGACAAGTAGTACAGCGTTAGGTGATCCCATGACGGTATCATCTGGTGTTTTTACGTTTCCCTCCACAGGGTACTGGTGGGTACATTTTGTTTGCACACAGGATGGTGAAGCTTATGATCCTTTGCCTGTGGGTGGTTATATAAATTACACGACTGATAACGCTTCTTACAATATCGTGAGTACTGAAAATGCAATGGCTTATCTGGGTTACTACGTTAATAGCAATGCAGCGGTATTTTTAGACATTACTGATACAACTCAATGCAAAGTTTCCTTTGGGCATAAGGTTAGACTGTCTTCCTCTACATGCATTGGACTCGCAGCGTCTAATACTACTTTTATGACTTTTATGCGCGTAGGAGATACTTAATGAGACCAGAACATATAGAAAGCATATTAGTAGATATGCGCTCAGGACAATGGTTCAGTTGGAGCGATTCGCATAACAAAGTTTATTCCAACTTGGTAATTCATTCTGATGACGATAAACCTACACAAGAGTTTTTAGAAGCAGAACTAAAAAGTCAGCAAGACGCATACGACAACGACTACGCTCGTAAGCGATTAGAAGAATATCCATCAGTAGATGAACTGGTAGTAGCCCTTTGGGAGGGTGTTGTAGAAGAGCGCATGGCATCAGTGACTCAACTAGAAATCAAACGCCAAGCGGTAAAGGCCAAACATCCTAAGTGAGTTTCATAGTTGGAATCGCACGGATAGCCCATTGGTTTCTTATCCCATTCTTGATTGTATGGATGACAATAGCCCCCGACGATATGCTTCCTAATTGTTTAATTGAAGCAAAGACATTCGTAGCAGACAAATTTAGAGGATCATATTTTGGCGATAACTAAAGTTACAAGTGGGATGGTGAATCCAGACCCAACAAACGCATCTAATCTAAGCAGTGGTTCTGTACCTACTGCTCAGTTGGGGAATGTCGATACCGCAACCCTCGAAGATGATATTGCTCTGCTAGGTTTCAAGGTTGCAGTGAATGGATCACTGGCAAAATATAATCTAGTTGACCAGACCGAAGATGCTTTCATGGATGCTACTGGTATCGATGCTACAGCGTCTACTGATGAAATTCGGAATGCCTCTAGTAATTACTATTCAATCGGTTCGACGACTCCGGTGGCAACTGGTGGAACAATCACGACCGATGGTCTTTATACAATCCATTCCTTTCTTTCTGGAACTTCTAACTATGTTAATGACACGCCACAAGCAACTGATGTTTTAGTTGTTGCTGGAGGCGGTGGGTCAGGTTCAGGCGGAGGCGGTGCTGGTGGTATGTTGACATCGGCTGGCATGAGCGTTGCTTCTGGTACATTTGCGGTAACAGTGGGCGTCGGCGGTATCGGCGGAACTCTTGGTGACGTTGGTGGGAATGGTGCTAATTCAATATTCTCCACGTTAACGTCTATAGGCGGTGGCGCTGGGGCCGGAAACGATGCTGGATACGGATCACCCGATGGCCCGTTGCAAGGCGGATCAGGCGGTGGCGTAGGAGCAACTTCGGTGGTTGGCTTGACGGCAGCACCGGGTACGGTTGGGCAAGGTAACGCTGGCGGTACTAACTCATCAGCATCGTTTCCGGGTTACGCTGGTTCTGGCGGTGGTGGAGCAGGGGCAGTTGGCGTGAATGGATCAGGTACAACTAACGGCTCGGGAGGCGTTGGTTTGCAGAACGATTATAGAACCGGATCTAATGTTTATTATGCTGGTGGAGGTGGTGGCTTTTACTCCGCCAGTAGCGGTGGTGCTGGTGGCTTAGGAGGTGGCGGCGCCCCCGGTGCCTCAGGTGGTAATGGTACAGCGAATACTGGCGGTGGTGGTGGTGGCATCGGTGGTGTCGGTGGTTCGGGCATTGTTGTTTTGAGGAGATCAACTACCGTGACCGTCCCCGCAAGTATGGTTCTCCAATCCAACGCAACCACAGCAGAAGCAGCGCCCACTAAGGGTGACATCGTGATGACTTACACGAATGGCGCTGGAACCGCAACACTAAACACAGACCTAACCGCTGAATTCAGCGCAGACAACGGCAGCACGTGGACATCTACAACGCTTGTTGCTCAAGGTTCAACAGGCACACATCTTATCGTTTCAGCGCACGATGTGACGCGGACTAGCACTTCAGGCACGAGCATGGTGTACCGCATCAAGACGTTTAATCAAAGCGCAGCAAAAGAAACAAGAATACAAGCAGTATCTTTAGGATGGAGTTAATATGGTATATGGGAGAGTGCGATGTCAGTAGAATCAGCAACATACGTTAGTCAATTAGATGGCACAAATCCGCCGGGAACTGCAACTATTGCAGAGGGGGATAACCATCTTAGATTAATAAAGACGGTAGTAAAGTCGACCTTTCCTGACGCTACAGATATAAGGAGAACCGCTCCTGATGTGGCTGTAGCTGACGCTTTAAAGGTTCTCAGGGTAAACTCAGGTGGTACAGCAACTGAATGGGCTGCATCTGCTGGTTCACCCCTGACTACTAAGGGGGATATGTATACATACTCTACTGCTGACGCTAGATTAGCAGCACCAACCACAACGCCTACAACCGGTTACACGGTTACAGGCGCTGGCAATGGATTAAAATTAGTATCTGATTCCGCCTCTACAGAAGGGGTTAAGTGGGTAACATGTAACCCTGTCTTTCTAATGCAGGGGTTTGATGAAACTGTAGCATCTAATACGTTTGAAATAATGCCCCTTGATACTATAGTCTATGACTCGCATGGCGTATGCACCCAAAGCACTAGCACAGGAACGGCATCTAATAGATTCACACCTACTATGCCCGGATTTTACTGGCTATGGGCTAGGGCTACAGCCACCCTTGACTCCAATGGGGAGGGGGTAGGAGTGGCAATATATAAAGATGGATCTGCCACACCTCAATCAACTTCACAGGTTGCCTTTAAGTCATATACTATGTCAGATATTGGTGTTGGTTGTGGCGCAATAGTTTACAGTGATGGCACAAATTATTTTCAAGCATTTATGAGGGCTATAGATGACAATATCGCATTCGGGAATTTTGAATTTAGTGGAGGGTGGATAGGATGAAACATCCAAGTAAGTTAGGCGATGTTCTTGCGCATAAATATCCTTCTAGAAAGTGGGTGGTGATGAAAGTTGCTGGTGATTACGTCATCCATCAATGGGATGAGGATGATCCTCACCCGACGCAAGAGCAGATTGATGCTTGGGAGATTGAATGGGAAGCAGTCGAATACAAGAAGAAAAGAAAGCGCGAGTATCCAGAATGGGAGACTCTTGCTGACGCTCTCTATTGGAAAGAGAAGGGAGATGCAAGATTAATGGATACCTATGTAGCTGATTGTGACGCGGTAAAAGTCGCGCACCCTAAACCGGAATAGCCTATGCTAGTCCCAATGGAAAATCTTGGTAGTGTTGGAATAATTACAGATATTCCACCACAGCAACTGCCGTTAAGCGCATGGAGTGGTGGCAATAACGTAAGGATGATTGATGGATATGTAAATAAATGCGCTGGCTTTGAAGAGGTTCTTGCAACCTGTCCTGTAACGCCCTATTATATTACCCCGCTGGAAGCTGGTGGTAATTACTTTTGGATTGCATGTGGGTTAGCCAAGGTATATGTTCATAATGGATCAGCGTGGTCTAATATAACTAGACAAACTGGCACTACATTGGACGGAGCGGTGAGTTCTGGAGTAGGTACTATTACCCTGACAGATGGTAGCAACTTTCCTGCTGGTGGTGGTAGTGTCTGTGTTGGTGCGGCAGCGACCTATGAGGAATTAACTTATACAAGTCGGTCTGGGAATGTCCTCACATTAAGCGGAACAACTGATGTTGCCCATCTTGATAACGAGATTGTAAATCCTCTAAGAGATACTCTAACAACAGAGAACGATTATACCGCGACCGCTACTGGCATAGTAGAAGAGAATTGGTCTTCTTCTGTCATCGGTGGCATTCTTATATTGAATAACTTTGTTGATGTACCGCAAGAATGGTCTATAAGCAAGGGAGATGGTCAGCCTCAAAGCACCTATAGATTAAGAGATTTAGCAAATTGGACAACTACTAATAGATGCAAGACTCTAAAGTCGTTTAAGTCTTTCCTTATCGCAATGAATACAAAGGAAGGAAGTGTAGAGAAGAACAGGGTGGTTCTGTGGAGTACAGAAGCACAGGTTCAGAATACACCGATCTCATGGGACGTTAATGATGATACGGTAGATGCTGGTGAGTATGAGTTAGCAGCGACTAAAGGATCTATCCTAGATGGAATGGCAATGCGAGATAGTTTTCAAATATATAAAGAGAACTCTATCTATTCTGCTACCTATGTAGGCACACCCTTTATCTTCCAGTTCAAGATACTATCCCCTACTGTTGGAATCCTTGCAAAGAACTGTGTTGCAGAATTTGAGGGCGGTCATTTTCTTTTCGGGACTAATAACTTATATGTAAAT